GCTACCAGGCCGTATTCCCGTAGTCATTATCAGTCTAAGACAAGCTGCTTCCTCTATATGATTTCCCTTTAATAAATCCTTATGTACTTGTCTTGATATCTCAGGATATTTTTGGTCAAGTTCAAATATACGGGCAAACTTTTTATCTGCTTGTTTTTGTATAAAGCGTTCCGAATAAATAGCCGTTCTCCGGCCTTTACCATCTTTACCAACTACAAGTAAATCAGCTTTTGGATTATGATCAAATGTTACGTTATTCCATGCAGGAGGGATTTTACACGCCAAGATATGTTCCGGTAAAGCATTGCCTTTATCATCAGTCCATTTCTTTTGATCCTTATTATAACTTGCATTACCACCTAATCCTGAACCACCTACTTGTCCCGGTCGTCCTTCGTGACCATGAAAACCACTACCTTTGCCACCTTTAGTTATTTCCTCTTCAAATATTAAGCCGATATATTCTTGTAAAAGTATTCGGTCAATCATTTTAATTTACCATCGCGATTAATTGTATTCTATTTTTATACGATATTATGACTTCTTCTCGTATTCTTTTTGCAACAGCTTCTAATTCAAGAGCATATTTAAGTGCTTCTTCTTCTGTTTTTTCTATCTTAGCAAAATCAATGTCTAAGCCATTAAAATTCATATTATACTCCTTTCTCTAATCCTTCAAAGAACTTGTAAGAGTCTATATCATGTTTGAAAAGATAATCTCTAGTGTGATAATACCAATAATCACTATCAAGTCTTAGTGTCATATAGGATTGAAACACCGTTGCAAACCTTTCCCATATATTTGTTGCGGCATAATCATCCAATTCTACACTTGATATTATTGGCCAATCCACTGTTTCATGCAACACATGTCCTATTTCATGCCAAAATATTTCTTCGTCTTTTATATCATTCTGTAATATCACTGTAGTCCTTCTTCTTATAGCAGGTAAATGATCCTGTGAACAAGAATAATTAACTAATGATACACTTGATATTACTCTTCCATCTTGTGTAGTGTTTCTTTCACTTGGAATAAGACCTATGTAATTAGGATTTTGATTTACTACAAAATGAACGCCTATTCTGTTGTCTATTAATTCCCTAAATACTTGGGGAAGTTTTGGCAAATAATACCCATGTATTAGCTCTATTTCCTCGTGACTATTATATCGTTCCATTATACCACTTTTTTCTCTATATTCACTATTTTCCTATCTCTACATTGAATATTAAGGAAACCAAGCTCTACAGGATCATAACCAAACATCTCAGGATAAGAAACTATGGGCTCATTATTCCTATCTAATTCATCACTAAATGTTCGGTAAAAACTCCCAGTATTAGTATACCAGCGTTTGTCCTGATCTATTTCATCGCTTTGTTCCCAACCCTTGTATCTTTGACTTACTCGCCCATTATCATCTGCTACCAATAGAAGTTCTTCGGTAGGTCGAACAATCAAGAGTTTATGAGTGTGTCCCATAGACATTATTAGGCAATTATTGAATTTATACTTGAGTTTCATCTTAAGATTGGCTTTCATATTTGCTTTTCTCTGCTCATAATCCTTGGCATTGCTATTTATCTGCCCAAACCCATGGTGTAAATACATGTTGTATATAAGACCATGTTTATCACAAACATGTACTATGCATGAAATTGTTCCATACTTAATACTAAGGGGATTACATATCAAATCCTTAGTAAGATCACCGAAACGCCAAAGCTTACGTGGGTGATTACCATCAAGCATTACTTTAAGTCGTCCTTCAAGAGACTTAAAATCTTCTACTACAGCTTCACATTGCTTTATTGGTCTACTATCTCTCGTGGCTTCGCTATAACGACAGTCATCAACCATTATAGCTTCTACAGCATCACCCATGTGTACTGCGTATCTGTCTTTCTCTGCCCGTATGAAATCCTTACACTTTTCTATACCCGCTCTATGCTGCATAAGAGAACCTTCATGAGTATCCCCAAACTGGACAAGATCATGATTACTTGGTAATTCAAGTGTTATAGAAATCATCTATACTCCTATGGAATAAAGTTCTTCCCTACAATTTTGACACTTTACATGTCCATTATCTATATCAGAATCAAGAAAAATACCACAATCAGTACATAACCCCTTTTGTTTTCTTTTCTTTTTCAAATCACGCATATACCCAACCATAAAAGAATTATGAGTTATTTTGTGTTTAATACAGCAAACATTATTTGGTAATGCTTTTTCGCTACAATTTATGCATAACCCCAAAGATTTATGTAAGTCCTTATAGACTTTATTTCCCATTCTTTATCTCTTCCTCAAGAATCAAGGCGTCGGCCATCAAATAAGTAATGGCCTCAAGTATTTCTATCAGGCCATCTTCCTTATTCATCTTTTCAGCTTCGTCTACTTTTTTCAGAGCCTGACCGCGTGGAAATCCATGTCCGTGTCGCCGTGTAATAGTCATAATTGGCTGCATATCGAACGGTAAATTATTAGCGTGCCTTTCTATACCTTTACTTTCCCAAACCCGTCTACAAGCCTTTAACGCTATCTCAGCCAATATTTCGTATCCTTTAGGGACAGGAAATTGAAAAATTCTATCCTTTAGTATTCCTTTCCCCTTATTTAAATAATCAGATATTGTAGATGAATTCCATTCTATCTTTTTTGTAAGGTCTACCATTCATCAGCTCCTAAAAAGTTATTGGCATGAATTATTTTTATGCCATTTTCTTTTGCGTACTCGTATTCCTTTACTGATCCAACACTAAGAGACCATTTAGGTAAGAGGTATATTGCATCGCATCTCTTAAGCATTTCCATTGTACCGTTAAGAAAAGTTTGATCATCCATTACACCATCAAATAAGGCGGTGTTAAGGTGCGGACACAGAACCGCATACCCAGCTTTCCATAGCTTTTCTGCATGTTCTCTTGCCACTTGGATATTCTTTACTACTCCATTGATTGTATCTGACCGATACGGACCTGCTATGTAGACTAAAATCATCTAATCATCCTCCAAACCCCAACATAAATATAGCATCTCTTGATAAATATACAGTCGTAGTATTTTTTCCTCTCACGATAATATCATCTTCATTTATATAAGTTTTATCCTTCATCAAAATACCGTCACAATCACTAATAGAATCTTCTTTTCCAACCTTAACAACTTTTCCACACAAAGAACATTTATTACCTCTTATCGCTTTACTTGAATCATAAATATAATACCACGCATGTTCCACTATTACTTCTCCCCTACCGTTTTTATTTTTAGTATAACTTACTTTTCTAAAATTTTAGTCCTTATTTCCTTCCTAATTATTCCATCTAGTTCACGAAAGAAAGCCTTTGCCTCTTCATTTCCTTTAGGTATTCCCCCACCACTCTCAGGAGTTTTAGGAGGCGTACCCAATGGCACAAGTGTTTGACTTATATATGGAATATCACCACCTTCTATTGGTTCCATACCTATCTTTCCACGTTCCTCATTAATACTAGTAAGCCCAGCACCTAAATTACTTTCTCTTTCCTTAAGAGCAAACTCCTCATCATCAGGAACGGGATTATCAAACATGAGGAATAGGTTTTCATCAAACTTGCTCGTAAGTCCTTCACTCTCATTAAGCCTATCCTCAAACCGTTGACAACGGGGTTGAATAGTATCAGACATATACTGATAATTACCAGCATCAGCATTAGCTCTACCAACAGCATCAACTGTTACCTTAGACATAGGCACACCAAACGCAGCAAGGATTTGTTTCATTGCTTCATCCCGACCCTTACCATAATTCATTTCCCTATTGTTAAATGCAAGGGGTTTAATATCCATCCCACCTTCAAGAAATGCTACTTTACCGGCATTACGTGGACCACCATATGTGCTATTCCATCTTTCCTTTATACGCTCAAATTCATCCTCTGATATAACACTATCCTTTGGAGCTACCAATGCCATAGGAGGAACAGCGTTGTGCTTCATTAGGCCCCACTCGTATTGGTCGTATGCGGTATTAATATTTACCATTGCAGACATTGCTTCTAATGGACTCATACCATAGTAATAATTGCTTGGATGGGGAAATTTGAAATGTATTATTTCTTCTGGTTCAAAAGGGATATTCTTACCATCGAGTGTAGTGTACACATACCCTTTAATCCATTTTTCCCGTGAGGGTACGATTTTAACCCTATCTGGATGCATGGTCCATATCTCAGCAGGAATGCCAAGTTTATTATTAATAATGTACCAATAATTATTTCCGCATAATTCTAGGTGAATGTTAGACATTTCAAGCATATCAAAGCGATTCATGAACGGGTTCATCCGCTCGATAAGGTCAATAAGGGGATGGTCTTCTACTTCAAGTATTTCTACTGCCTTTCTTACTATCTTAAGCCCTGATACGCTTGCATGACGTGCTGATTCCATATATTTTCTTATTTCTTTACTTACCTGCTTAGTTTTTACCAATACTTTCTGTTTTGGGCTTTGTTTAGCTACGTAAAGCTTTATAGGTACACTTGCAAATGCTACGGCGTTAAGACTCGCGCATATATATACCCAAGACGAAAAACTCCTGAGCATACCACGATAATCACCAGGTTGAATAAGCTTCTGACCATCATACCAAAGAGGGATTGTCTCAAGTAATTTATTGTCTTCAAGTGGTGATTCTTTGCTTGCTATTGCTTTATATCCACCAATACCAATTCCATTCATGTATTACCTCTCGTTATTCTCCAACTTTTTAACCTCGTCTTCAACCTTATTGAAAAACAATTCTACTTTGCCTTGAGTTTTCAAATTACCAAAGGACTTGATATAATCATTATTAGCATCACTTGCGTACACATCTAAATCAGTTAATATTTTCCTACGAACAGAACAAGGTAAAGAAAGGAACCCATAAACAATTTGTCTTGGATTACCTATCATCTTTCTATATCCCTAAAATAATACCGCAGTATTTCTCTGATTTCATTTAAACAACGTCTTATCATACAAATATCACAAGTATATGAATCTATGCCTTCTTGTTGCTCATATGTACAAACACAATCTTGCTCCCTTGTTAACATTTCTAAATCATTCATTATTCAACCTCTATAGGCACAGTATTTTCTGTTCTTTTAAATCCACATACTAAACCATCTTTTTCAATAACCGCAGCTAGTACACCCCACCCCTTCTTTGGTCCTTCATCAAAACTACCAAATAAACCATTGAGTATTCCTAATGCCCCAACTTTCTTCTTTCCATTCCATGTACCACATTGTACAGTTGGATGCTCATAAATATCTTTATTACAAACAACTCTTGCATTAATCCAATCAGTAACCATATTAGGATCAAGTGTTGTTAATTCGTTTAGAAAACCAATTACTTCATCCAGTGTGATATTTTCTTTAATCATCTTTCATTTCCCTCCTTAACATCATCCCGGTAACGCAAAACCTCTAAAGCCCACTTCCCATCAAGCACAAGGACATTCACCCTTTTATTATGAGCATCAATAATATCTATCATATAATCAGTAATGGATTTTATCTTGTCGTCAGACATCAATTCGTCACACCTAATCACCAGAGTATCACCAGGGCGCATAGAAACGATCCCAACGTGGTTAAGACCACTAAATATTTTATTAATTAACCATTTCCACATGTTATTACCCACCCCTAGAAATAAATACGAAGAGGGAATTTCTCCCCTCTAGTTACAGCACTTCTTTTAAGCATTTTCTTCTGTTCAAATCTTTTCTGTTTTGCAATACGACGCGCTTTGTTCTTTTCTCTTCTTCCTTCCAGTCTGTATCTAGCACATTTCTGAATGTCTCTTCCAATCTTCCGTCCGCCTTTACCTTTTTTACCTCTTACATGACCAGTTCCAGCCATATAGCATCACCACCTTAAGGTCTCATAATTTCTGACCCTTACGTCATGATACACCTCCTAAAAAGTAATTGATTTTACTACTTGCAAACATTTGAAATTAACCACATAATTAGTACTGTGCTTACTAGTATATATATTAAATATAAGGCTTTCGTTATAATTTCCTTTGCATTTTAGAAATTAGGATTTCTTTTTCTTTTTTCAATTTAATTATTTTTTCCTTCAGTCCCCATATCCTCAAATTGGATAAGCGCATGAGTTGAAGACGATCTTGTTCTGATAGTTTATACTTACCTATTGTTTTAGCGGGTCTTATTATCTTTGTTCTATAATATTTTCTAAATCTTGAAACAGATAATATTCCTGCATCAGTTGGTATATGTTCAATATAAGGCAAAAGCTTTTCAGGTATAGCAAAATACAACCGGCTTATTTCTTTGTCTTTGTGCTTGTGTTTCTTCCCCTTGTCCTTGATAAGATCGGCTTTACTGACTTTGATTTCTATTTCCCTTATCAGGCCACTTTTACCTACCACTATTAGGTCACATTCATGGTTAAACATTCCCCAACTTACATTAGGTATTATGAGATTGGTTCGGGGATTAAAGAACTTGGCAAGAGCTATTTCCATTTCAAGGGTAGTCAATTAGAATATTCTCCATTCCATCCATTCCCCTATTTTACCAATAAACAGAAACAATTGTATAATCATGTATAAAAACCATATAATAGGAATTTCAATAGGTAAAAATACTAGCATCAAAACAGTTACAAACCATCCTCTTCTTTTTGCCACCTTTTTAACATAACTCCAAATAATCTTCATCCTCTCCCTCTACAAGTACTTCGTTCCCCACTACATCCTTCACATGGGTCTTTATTCTCCCTTACCGCTCCCATGACTATGCTCCCACCAAGAAGACACGTATAAGGTACATACCCTTGGTCCTTACATACAGCCAATAATGTATCCTTTGTGCTTGCTTTTCCTAAGTCAAAATAATGAGGTAATACTTTATCCTCTATTTTCTTCTCCGTGTATCGGTCCTGTTGTTCTGGCTTATGCCCATTACCTTCTTTATGAATTGGAATACCTTTATCTATATTATTTAGCTTTGGATGGTCTTCACTTGTCCTTACCCATTGCCTATTCTCTATTGTTCGCAATTCCTCAAGGGCTTGACTTGTACAGTCCACGTCTTCATCATGTATACCATTATCAGGAAATGCACACCAACTTTCAATTACTTCTTCCAACCATTCACAATTCTCATAAAATGTTGGGTCGGGAAGAAATATCTTACCCGCCTCAAATAATGGACTTACGCTTTCTGCCCTTAATTCCTTGCTCCTTCCACCTGTACCTCTTGAGAACAAGGCGATATTCGTTTCTTTCTTCAGTACTTGATATGCGCTTGTTCCACTTACTGCATCTTCTATAATAACCTTATGTACTGGATCACCTTTAAGATTCTCTGCTGCATATTGGGTTTTGATGCTCCTGCATAGATCAGGGAATTCCAGTTTCTTGTTTGATCTACTTATGAGGTAATATCCATTAGCACATTTTGCCCATGTTTGTCTACAGCTTGGGTCATTGGCTTTACCTTCCTTTAGGCCTGTATCCCATGACTGTACCTTGTATAATATCCGTGGTAATTCACGGTAGAGATTATTCATCCATTCTCGTTTAAATACCGTTCCTTCTCCTACCTTTGGATGTTGTTGATAAAGACTTGCCCATACTTTAGAGCCTACACTTTCCTTTTTCTCCTTTGCCCAGGTTTCATCATATCCACGTTCGGGGAATATGGCTTGCCCCTTCTCTCTACCAATAAGGTCGTTATCTTCAGCAAGTGCAGGTATGTCTATTACTTCCCACCCTTTTTCTTCCTTAAGTATACGTCCTGCTAAGTCATCAACATTCCATCTTGTGGTGATAAGTATTTTTGCTCCTGTTGGGTGAACCCTGCCAATAAGAACGGCTTGATATTCATTCCATACCTTATTCCTATATGTAATGCTTGCTGCTTCTTCGGCATTCTTTATTGGATCATCAATGATAAGGAGGTTTGCTCCTTTACCTGCCACCTGACCACCTATTGCCCGGCTTACCATACCTCCACGACATAACTTGTACTCTTGGCTTTGGTAATCAAACTTTTCCAGCGTCCAATCTTTACTTGATGTTCCACCACTCATAAATGATGGTAATCGTACCCCAAATAATTCCTGCCCATAATTAATTATCTTTTGTTTATTTCTTTTTCCAAATTGTTCTGCAAGTTCATCCCCATATGATACTTCAAGTACAAGCCTTTCCGGATTTCTTCCAAGAAACCAAGAAGGGAAACTTTCACTTACCGTCATTGACTTCCCGGTCTGCGGCGGCATGAATATCATCAAATTACGTATCTTACCTGCTTCTACTTCTTCTAATTTCTTACATATGTATCGGGTATGCTTACCATGAACATACATTCCATCATGAACGTATTCCACGTAAAAGCTATAGTCCACACGAGCATTGGCGCGGAACATATCATCTAATGGAACTTCGGGGAGATTTACTTGATTGGGTTCTTGTGGTAGGGTTGATGAAGTGGTACGAATAAAACGCATTACTTGTCTATCAATTTACACATCAGAATAATCAATCCAATTAAAACCGGTAAGGTAATCCACTTGATATCATAAAATAAAAACTCTATAATATCTTCTATACAATCACTCATATCTTTCAGAAAATCAAGTACCTTCATTTTTCACCAATCTAATTTTTCAGCGTGTTCAAGCAATGACTTAAGTATAGCCTTTCGACGTTTGTTATCCTCCCATTCCTTTTTGGTTTTTAGAACAAACACATTATCCGATAGGGAATCGTCTACTTGAATGTCTATTTTTACTTTTTCTTTCATACCAACTCCCAAAAATGTTTGTTTATCAATCTATCAAATTCAGGGTCAAGGTCTTCTTGCCTATTATACAAGTCAATAAAATTCCTTTCAAGTAGAGCTTGGAACTCTTCATCACTCATGGCATCCACTTTATTGATAAGGTTATTTACCTTTGGGTCTTGGTCTACTTCGGGGATATTCATTCAAAATATCCTTATGGCAAAAGGTTTTCCTTCCATAACATTGGGTATCTCTGGTCCTCTTGTTTTTAGTCTTCCTATTATAGGCTCATTTGAACCAACAAGTATAGAATTATCTGCTGGTGTTTTCTTTAACTGTCCTGTTGTTAATACTTTTTCTTTCTTCCTATACCACGAAAGTTTATTCATTTAATTCACCATCTCATTACTTTCATTACCAACTATTTCCCCCTCTATCGTATCCAAATCAAAATAAATACAGGGGCTATTTATATATTCCTTCATAATTGTTTTTCCACAATTATCATGATCACAAAATACAAGAATAAAATCACCGCAATCCTGCATATCACCAACCCAATGAATACAGGACTCGCAGCTTACTTGGTGTTTTGATAAGCAAAATATTACCCATTCTTCGTTATCATTCACAAAGACTCCTTATAATAATTTAGTCAGGGCGGCTGGATTTGAACCAGCGACTTCTCGGTTCCAGGCCGAGAACGCTACCAGACTGCGCCACGCCCTGATATTTATTATTTTGGTGGAGCGGGGTCGATTTGAACGACCAAGTTTAGCCAGTGGCGGTAGATTTACAGTCTACTGGAATCACCAATTATCCGACCGCTCCATATTTAGTATACTATACTTTTGAAAAATTTTAACATTTATTTTCTGGTTCCTGGGTAATGAGCAAACATTCTATTTTCTCTATTTCTTCCATCCCCATTCCATCGAAACTTACTATTGCTCAATCTCCCAATAAATTAGTAAGCTCCGATTTACCAAATTCCCAATCCATAGTAAGATGCAGGATTACATGGGTTTTCATTCCTGTTCCTTATACTTATCACATATACCAAGTTCGTTTACATATAAGCTACACAATGTACATATGTAACCTACATCAATCTCGTAAATAACACAAAAATCACAAGTACAGCAGCACTTGATATCCTCTTGTACTCTATATGATTTATCCATTTGGTTATTCTCCTTTTCCTTCTTCACCAACTGCTTTCAATTTACTTTTCTGCATATGGTTATATACTGTCCTAATTGCTTCCCGTGCCTCTGTATTGCTGGATAAGAACTCTTCCAATTCCTTGTTATTGGTTATCAATGAAGTTCTACTTGTGGGTTCATTGAGTAAGAGCATTTCCAATTTAACCAATGCATCCAAATCACTTGCATTGCGGATAAGGATATATGGTTTCTTATTGTCTGGATCAAGTTCTGCTTCCTTATTACAAGTATCCACATATTCAAAGAACTTGGTTATGAGCTTATGTATCTTCTTCTGGTAATGCTGCTTTACTTGTACTCCTGTTACTATTAAATGTTCCTGCACTCGTTTGGCTACATCTATATCTTTCTGCTTTACCCTCTCTTGCCAATTCCACTTTTTACTCCATTGTGCAAGGGTTACATTATGCCTATGAGTTAGGGCTACAAGCTTTATTAAACTACGTTCTTTACCCATATCATAATATATCTGGAAAGCATTTATCTGTTCTTGGCTTTCTTCTTTTTGTGCTACTCTCCCTCTATTATTTTTTCTTTTGTTTTCAACTAGTTGTAATATGGGTTTATTTTTTTCTTTATCTTTTTTCTTCTTCATAATAGTTATATATAGTGTTTTTATGCACTCACGTTATAAAAAACTAAGGTTTTGACACTATCCTATATAGGTTTGATACATAAGTAATAGCATTTAAGTTAGGTTTTATCATAAAAATAAAAGCCAGATCTATTTTGCTACTTAAATACTCTCGTTTTCCAATACCTTTTATTTCATTTTATTTCCCTCTATTAGTCGGTACATTGAAATAAAAACAGTATTCCTTAGCATCTCCTAATCTGCATGGTTTTATTTTAGCAATAAGTAAGGAACCACATTTCCCATATGGTTGATCAAAATACGGACATACTTTTCTATTTTTCCATACACGTCTCGGAATCATCCACGGAGCAACAAAAATTAAAAATAATATGGGAAGTACTATTTTTTCATATACCAACCATTTCCAATTATTCTTCCAATATTTATCCAACCTAACGTATTCCCCTGTTTCTGGGTCCATATATTGTTTCATTTATCTTCCTGCCATATTATTTTATATCTCTTTACAATAACACTACCGGCAAATTCTATACAATCATCACATATTCCACAATTTGGATTAATATGCCCTATCAAATAAATTCTATTGTCTCCTATATCTATAAGAGTGCCGGGCTTATTCAATCCCAAATGTTCAAATGTTTCTCCTTGCTCTCCGGGATACCAATATGAATATGGCAATCCTAATTCTATCCATTCCATTATTTTTCTCCTTTCTTCTTAATAAACAGGCTTGGTGTTTTGTCCTCATATATTTCTACTGCAAGTAAATTTAACATCTCTCTTTTTACATCTGAACCAAGACAAGCTTGAAATGCTATGCGTTTATATATATCTTCAAATATATTTTCCATATATACACAAGTAACTACTATATGTCTATGAGGTAACCCACTAAATGAGGGTTCTTCTTTTATTTCAAAACTCTGTTTTCCCCAATGATTACATAATATCTCATACTGCTCTTTAAATATTTGGTACTCTTCTTCGCTGTCGATATCTATCTGTAATTCATTATTCTTTGGGAAAACCACTTCGTATCCTTGTTCTTCTAACTCTTCCTTTACTACAGAACTTGTCTTAATTTCCTTATAATCTCCAAGTCGTTCAAATAATTCCTTTTTCATTCTTGCCACCCATTATTTTCTACTTCTCTGATAAAATCATTAATTACTTTATTCATACATTCCCATTTATCTCCGCTGTTACCATCTCTAGAAGAATACGTCCATAAAACACTTTGAAGTTCTCCTTTTGCTCTTTCCCATGCCTGACTTCTTAATACACCCAATAACATGTCATTACTTATCATACTCAATTCCTCCTTTCTTCTTAATCTTCATGAATTATCTCAACATTCCATTTGTCCTTATAAGGATAAATACTTTTCCATAATGACTTACTTACTCTTCCCAAAGATCCTTCATATGCTCTTAATGCGATACCAAGAGCATGTACAGGATTGTACGCACTCCTATAAAAAGTCTTTACTTCCCCACTGAAATTTATCCTTATTCTATATAACGTCTTAGTATCTACACTTTCAATACTATTCTTTGGTCTTCCCTTTTTCATTTCTTTCATTTACGTACAAAACAAGCCAAGCTTGGGGTGTATAAATTTGTACAATTATTTTCCTTAATACATCTATCACAAAATTTTGGTGTTTTCCTTTCATCATGTAAACGTTGCAAAACATTTTCCTTCTTTATAGTACACGGGGTCACCTCAACACATTTACCTCGGTATTCACAATCCTTAACCATAAAATGAGCAAGATCAATATCGCATAATGCTATTTGATATTTTATTTCCTGCATTATCAACTGTGTTTCTTTACTTGCTTTTTTGCATAATCTCTTTCTTGCTATATTTATAAGAGCTTGTGCATTAATAAGCATTGCATGATTAACAAGAGTATTTCTATCTATATTTTCTTTTCCCCTATTTGATTTAACAAAATGTTCTACTCCTACTTTATGCCTGACAAAATGGGTGCTAACAAATGTTGGTATATCATACATCTCTATCCAAAACATTTGTGTTCTTATCGGACTATGCTCACATTGATATATTTGATCAAGCTGTATTTTTGATTCATACTTTCCTTGTGTAAACGCGCAAGCCTTTTGCATAAGGTTCTCTTTAGTTAATTTTTCCACTAATATTCTCATTTACGAACTCCTTTATTTACCCCACAAGATTGTAATCTAAAAAATTTCTTCTTATTTATAGCGTATGAATAAAACCAGTTTCCTGTTATTGTTTTCCAACGCAATCCTATTATAACTCCATAGTTATTAACTAGTAATTCAACAGTTGTCATACTAACTCCTCTTCTAATCCTCTCCAATCACAACTTATGCAATGCGCTTGTATTTTAATATCGGGACTTTCTAAATCATTTTTCACTATTGGTATAATTATTTCTACCCAATCATGACCACATTTAGGGCATTTTTCCTTTGATAATATACCTTCTCTTACGACCATACACATATCTATTTCCTTATCTGCAATAACACATCTTGTAGCATCTGGTATTTTGCTCATAACCGTACAATCTCCCATGTATCCTTTATCGTGGCGTTGGTGCCGGGGATAAGTTTATTCTCGTCAATCATCCCTTGACGAGCCGTCTCCCATTTGCGTAGGTAATTTTCTTTTATTTGCTCCTCCATCCATACTGGAAGTTCCCCCAAGAAGAACCTGTTTTGTTTGTACCATTCTTCAAAACTCATTGAATCATCCATGTAATTTACTCCTTCACCTTAATTCGCCCTTTATTCAAAAGTTCTATCCCTCTACCAGTAATGCCATAAAGATGATTACCATTATCTTCTACATATCCACTCTTCAATGCCATCGTAATTACAATGTTATCATAAGAGCATAAACCATACTTTTTTAACGTAGAACTGCTAATAGTAGGTAGATAGTGCCACTTGTATCCTGTCTGTTCAGTTAAGTCCTTTAGCATCTCAAGGAATCCAAGACGTAATTTACTTGGCTTGCTCACTCTTTCACCCTGATCTTACCACCATTCCAGGTGAGGGCTTCTCTTATCATGCAGGGATTACCACAACACCCCTCACAACTATCGCAAACTCTATTTGCTGCCCTTACCAACCGCTTAATAATCTCCGGTTCTTCGGAGTAGGGAATAGGTATAATGGCATCACTTACCTTGGCAACCATGCTTACAGTGGTTATTGCCTCCACTCCCTCGATATGATCATCCGGGGCTTTCCAATCGGCGAAGAGGGTAACAACCTTATCAATCACGTCCCATGCAGAAAAATTACTGTCTCTTAATTTTTCTACCTCTTTCTTTGTTTGTTCTCTATTCATCTTTCTTGTGTCTCCCATTCCTGACATAATCGACAAAATCTATCTGGTTGCTGAAACCATACCCATGAAGCAGCTATGTCTATCGGGCTAAAAGTCAATGGGTTTGCGCCTCCGCACACTTTTTTGGCATATTGGTCAATGGCAAACATGAAAAACCTGCTCCACTCCCCTGACGCTCGAAGGTGTTCAAATTTATCATCGGTCTCATTCATTTCTTCCTCCTTATTCTACCACGTAATTTATCTGTCAAAACATACTCCTTGAAATCATCAAACAATACATTTTCTATTTGCCGCACTCTTTCAAAAGATATACCAATTTTACTTGCTATATCCCTAAGAGTTAAGGGATTATCAGAAAGAAACCTGCTATCAAAAATAAACCTATCTCTTTTACTAATACTTTCTTTAAAAACAATAGAACATTTCCTTAAATTTTCTATGTTATCTCGTTGAATAATATCCTTTTCTACATCTACGTCCGACGCAAGAAATAACGTAGTGTCATCACTAAAACCATCAATAGGGACATCAGAATTAGACAACAAATTAATTAACTCCCCAACTTGAAATTCCGAGCATTTGAATTTGTCTGCTAATAATTCATACTTGTTTTCCTTCACTTCTCCTTTATCTAACTCATCCATTATTTGAATAAGTTGGTAAAATGATTGTCTTGTTAATGCGTTTGTTCCCATTTTTACAATGAACCTATTATACACAATAAATCTCTGTATATATAGTTTTACCCATAAGCTTGCATATGTTGATAACCTAGATCCATTACTCTTTTCAAAATCGTATTTTCTTATCGCGTGCAAAAAACCAAGTACACCTTCCTGATAAATATCATCTAAATCTCTAAATTTACCTCTGTATTTTAAAACAAACCCAATAATAATCCCGAGATTAGATAATACAAGAGTATCCCTAGCTTTACAGTCGTTATTTTGAGCTCGATGTATCAAATCGAGTTCTTCTTCCCTTGATAAATTACTACATTTTCCTTTTAAACCTTTTATATTTGTAAAAAAAAAGATAATTCATTTAAGCACCTGAGAAAGAAAAAACCCTATTAGGTGCTTAAATCTCCTTTTTGTCTCACAAGTATAAGGACGACTTTTACCCCCCTTTCTTATAATACTTCTTGTATTTCCACTTATCATACTTGTTAATACATCATCAAATATTATCTTATCACTGTCATTAAGAGATTCCCTGTACATGTGTAAAAAATCTCTTCCACTTATTATACTTGACGATAAATTGATTTCGCAGTTGTCATCTCTTATACTTATTATCTTATCCTTATCCATTATCTCTTCTTCTGATAAATTGTTATCTTCATCCTTTCCTTCAGGTAAATCACTAAAACCAATCTCATACCTATCAACTATTCTTTCCTTATTAAGCATCTGGCCAAGACACTGATACGTTGCAATACTAAAATGGTTTCTTATTGGAATAGTTATCTCCTTATACGCACAAATACGCTCAAGCCCATAAATAAAACAATCCCATGATAAAGATAGAGCTTCATTTTTCCCATTATGATAAAAAGGTGTATCAGGGTTTTTCACCTTACTTCGTCTTAGATACGACCGGACCCATTTTATAAGGTCCGGCATCATTATTGTGTATAGTTCATTCCTTTGTGTATTGTCTTCCTTCTCCTTTATCAAAAGTATGAGCTTAAGACAACGAGCCTGTGTTATTGCGTTCATTATACTTTTCTAGGTCTTCCGCGACCACGTTTTGGTGTGCCGTCCTCTGCTTTCTCTTTAGCGTCTTCCTTTCTCTGGTCATATACATCTTCAATGAGTATAGCTGCACGGGAACACCAATTAGGATCATCTGTATTAAGCTCCACCTCTTCGTAAAAGTCCTGAAAATCATGGTCTACTAACTTATAACATTGTTTTCGATCATCTTTCTCTATGTCCACATATGTGTGCCTTAGTTCATGCCTGACAATCCTTACCATATCTTCTCTTGGTAGAACTTCCCAACCTACTTTATCAAGTACCATCACGTAATCATAACCCCCATCAATCTCAAGAATTGTAAGATACCTAATAAATTCATTAGGATTCATTATTCTACCGAGTACAAGACGTTTACTCCTACTAGTCTTTTTCAAATCAAACAGTACTTTTATGTTGGCTTGAGAGAGTTCGGGGAAATACTTCTTTCTTACATCATTAACAAGGGTTTGACATTCTGGTGATACTTCTTCAAATCGTAATTTCATTATAATTCCTCCAATTCTTTTTGTAGTTCGTTAAGTTCGTTCTGATACACTTCTCTTATTGGAATAAAAATAACTTTATCTAACTTCATACTTTTAGGAGTTACAAAATCATCCCCATACTCAAGATGAATGATAATAGGAGGCTGATTATGTTTCATAGCCGTATCTATTGCAAACATTTGTTTTTTAATATGCTCAATCTCTCTTAATATCTCATTACCTCTATTTAACGCCAATATTTTCATAAAACCTCCTAATAAATATCAGACATTCTCACGTCATACATCCAAAATATACCCATAAGTTTAGCTTCAATAAGCATCATCCTCTTAAGAAGTGGATAAATATCCCGTTCCTGAATACTCTCATCCATTAATCCAGATATATGAATAGTAACATATGGATTAATAGTTTTATTCACTTCAAGCCTATCACTTGCAAGTTGCTTTCCTTTTGCCCTATTATACTTCCCTACATAAAAATCTCTAGGAGAACAAAAACTAAATCCTGTCCACAAACTACCATAGTCATCAATTTCATATGCACAAATAACCTTCGTCAGTAAATCAAATTGCCCCCATTCATCTTTAAGTGCTCCAATACTAAATGTAGTCCACAGTACCTTATTCCTCTCAATCATTTCCCTTCCTCCTTTTTTACTAAATTAAATCCTAATTCTCTAAGAGCCACTAATGATTGAAGCATTCTATGTTCTATTTCAACCGCAGGACCAAAATCAGCTTCGCGTTTAGTATACAATTTTTCTATTTTATCATCATCCCATTCAATCATCATATCTTGACACTCCTGAATAAGGACATTTTTTGTCATTCCCTCAAGTAAAAGTTTTCTCTCATCGTATGTCATTTCCCTTCCTCCTCAAGTAGTTCCTTTGTACTTCCAAGAAACTCTATCAACCCTTTCAGATCATCTTTTCCTACCGTCATATCATTCCCATAAAGTTCTCCATAACGAAAATATTTCCAGGCCATCTTTACTCTTCCCCAAAACCCAAATGCAGAAGTTCTATACATCTGAATAGTAAATAATCCCCAACTATCATCCCATTTCTCCACTCTAAGAATTTCTCCACCACAATCACAAGTAATAAATACTACTTCTGTTTCCTTACCATTTTTACTTTCTATGTCTTTAATCATTTATGACCTCCTACTAAATCTTTTTGGTTTAACCTGTTCCTCTTTTACTTCACCTTCGTCTTTCTCTTGTCCTAATTGTTCTACATGACTTATTTTGCCATCATATGTTACCCTAAATGCTCTATCAGCTATATCAATAAGAGCTTCTTCATGAGTCGCCATAATGATTTGAAGATTCAATTCCTGACTAATAGTTTTTATCATTTTACCAAATAATGACACTAAAGCCCCTGTAAATCTACCGGGTTCATCAAGTATCATCACATTTCTACTTCGGGGATTTTCCATTGACCAAAGAACCACTCTCAAGCCAAATGCTATAACGTCTGTACTTCCACCACCCATTTCTTCATCCGGTACAAAAGCTTCATCTAGCATTTCTTCTCTTATCTTTTCCGGTCCTTCATATACAAGTAATCGGCATTCGGGTTTATTCCTTTGAATGACAAAATCAACGAGAAAATGAAAGGGCCTATTAAACACAGATACTAACAACATAGTAACCAATTCTTCTATCCTTGTACTAAACCTTTGCTGTGTACGCTTTGCTACCTCTGACATAACCCAACGCGCCTTAATTGTATGGTCTCGTTGAATAGTAAAGGATTCTATATCTTTTTGGTATTGTGAGATATTGGTTTCAATACTTCTTCTCTCTCCCTTTCTCTGTTCAAGGATACGGCGATATTTTTCTACTTGCATAGCCAACCGTATTGTAAATAGCCGAATTTAACCAATTTATCTTTAGGAACACACCTACAAATACCCCATCCTTGAAGGACAAATCCACTACCGCCACAAACAAAGCATTTCTTATCTGCAATTTCCTTTACATATTTTGTAAAAGAACTAATGGGGCTTTCTCCGTATTCTTCTTTTCTTGCTATATCCATTTTCATTCACCAATATTGTACTTAGTTTCTATATCTTGTATCCCCTTAGTGAGATCGGATTCAAGGCTTTCCTTTTCCTTTTTCAACTTTTCCAATTCCTTCTGTGCCTTATCTATGTTATCAAATCCAAATTCATCCTTAAGACGTTTAGTAAGGCCGGACAGTTCTCCTTCTAACTTATCCCGATCTGTTCGTGCTGCATCTAATTCAGATTTGAAGGTATTGATCTTTTTTTCTATCACTTTCGTATCAATCATTATTTTCCTCCTTTATCACAATTACTTTCATCCTTCAAGAAAGTCTTATCAAACAATTTCTGATTTATAGGTAATTGTAAGCAATTTCCGCTTTCTACACCATGAAAATCACGTTCATGCGTATCTATAACATCATCAACTATTGCCCAAATAAAATCTTTCAATACTCCTATTTCCTCTTTAGACAGTTTCATTTTATCTCCTCAAGTTTAATATTTACAGGAAAATCTATTTCAACAGATAGTTGAGCATTGCAATCAGGACAATAAAATTCACTCCACCATTCCCCCTCTACAATCATTCCGTTTTCATCTTCAAATAATTCCTCATCAAGCACATGATTACAATTTGAGCATACATTACCTATTATTATCATTATTCTTTTCCTTATAATCCTTGCAATCTTTCCAAAGATCAATTTAATCCTCGCCAATTTCTTCTTCAGGATACCCACCGCCCCAATGACCTTCCCCACAAAAATCGTAAGAATACGGATCATCACCACCTTCAGCTACGGAATAGAATGAACCAGAAGCATGATAACCTTTATTATCACAACTATCACATTTCATTTGTCTTTCCTATCTCCCTGCATCGTTCTTGATAAAATCATCCTTACCTCTTCCTCTATTTCATTTTCCTTAATAAAAGCACTTAAATTGTCTTGGAATGACAATCCCATTCCTTGGCTATCCTCTTTGATTGCCTTTACAAAACCTTCAAGCATCGTGTCCATTTCTTCTTTTTTAATAAGATGCTCTCTTGAAATTACATTCTCTGCCGGTTCATGAGGAACATTTACCCAATCAACTTTTTTCATTTCGGTGTCATATACAAAGAATCCTGGTTCATGACTTGCTTCATCTGCTTCAAGTCTAAGCAAAGGGCCACTATTCAAAATAATTCTACCTGAAGGCGCCTTGTACATAAACTTTTGATGGATATCCGCGCATATTATCAAATTATAATCTGGGTTATCACCAAGGAACTTAGGAGCATAATATCTTTCCTGAGTCCTAAACATTTTGTTCATACTAATTTCTTTGTGAATGGCTAGGATATTAAAAGATTTAGGGTCTTCTGCTTTTGGAACTTCTTCGCCATAAGATGCTCCATAAAGATTGACAAAACTTGGCCCTTTACAACCCGTTAATTCTTTTTCCCGCACCTCTACTGCTTTATCAGTAAGCCTTTTTATCTTCCCTGCTTCTTGAAGAAGTCCCCATGTTACTCCCGTTAAATCAGTAGAATACAAATAAGAATCGTGGGATTTTCCACCAAGAACGCCATAAAATCCCACCGAACTATATTTATTAAGTAACGTCATAATATTATACAAGGTTCTTAAACTTCTTGGGGTATCAAATAAATCACCCGCATGTAATATTATTGCATTCTCTTTTTCAGCATACCTAAGAATAAACTCAAATTTACTAATAAAAGCCTTAGAAATATCATCTGTTCTACATATCGGACTATCTGAACGAGCGTGTATATCTGATAGAAGAAGAAAGTGCATTTATATAACTCCCATGTTTTTGTTTCTATTTAATCTCGCGTACTCGTTCTTACAAGAAGAATGATAGATACTGCTTCTTTCTCTAATTACTAAATTTTCTGGCTTATCATATTCCTTACAAAACTTGCATTTTCTCCAATTAGCATGACCACAATCTTTATATGCTCTCATTCTTTGATGAATAATTTTATGATATGAATCATCCTGACAAATAACTAAATTATTCTTTAAATTATTACTTTCTATTTCGTCTATATGATGAACCACCACTCCTTTTGGTAATTCGTACCCCAATACTTTTTCAACAATTGCTATGTGTTCCTTTTTTCTCTTCCCATCAAATGTTTTCATAATATAGCCTTTTTCAGATAATCCACCCATTCCTCGTTCCCTTTGAGTTATTATAGTTGGATAGCCATATTTACTCCATCTTTGCCAATGTTTACCACAGTAACCTCTAGCTATAGCTTCTCTCTCACAACTAATAACAGAACATATTTTCATTTCTCCACCTGTATAAAAAATAAGCAATAAACGTTTTTACTCCTTACAAGGTCTTTTTCTCTTCTTGGAGAATAGGTAAAATACGACTGATACATACAGGGCTTGGCTTTATATCGATAACAAGTATGTTTTATCTTACAGTATTCATCTTTACATAATGTAATATCTGGCATAATTATCCTTTAACCTTTTCTGCATAAGCTATAGCGTCTCGTTTTCTCAAAAAGGATTTAATAACATCTCCACCGGAACATATATTTCCTTCTGTATTCCAATAAATACCATACAATTCTAATCCAAAGTGTTTTGAATCCCTAAATTTGAATACTCTACCTATCTCTATCATATCTAAAAATAAAGCTGTTTGACCATTATGAAGCCTAACTTGCCTTAACATCACCCCACCATTTCCTTTATCTTTTTCTCATTAATTTCGCTATAACAAGTTGGGCACCTTCCTACGGACTCTAAATAGGATTTAAAACACCCCGCTAAGTCTTCAAATTTGCCCGTAGCAGCGTTTTTATCCCTTTCCTTAGTATTTATCCCTACCAAAACATTTTCAAGCGAAATAACGCCTATATTTACATTTTGATAATCCCTGAATTTATTCTCTAGTACAGTTACAACAGGTTCAAAATCCGCGATGTCCTCTTCAAGAGCTTTTAGTTCATTTTCTGCCTGTATAAACTGTTCAAGTAATTCTATTCTCCATCTAGTTTCCTCGACGCCCATAAATGAAACCTGTATAGAGGATAGGAGCATATCCATATCCAATACATCAGGAATTGCTTCCAATCTTTCATTGACATTCTCAATACCTCGTAAAAGGTTATCCAAATCATCAATATCAACAGAAAGGGTTTTGAACTGGTTAAAATCATTGCTTACCTTTGCCAATTCCTTTTCTAACGCCTTTACATCAATAAGGGTGTTTATCTTGACTTGTATCCTGTCAATATTTGAAAGCAAAAATCCAAGTGCCGCGATATCCTCGTTAGTTCCCTCAAAGTCTTGTTCTAATTTCTCAAGACCAATAATATCCTTTTCCATTTCATCAAGGTCTTTATACTGCTCCAACTTTTCCTGTTCTTTCTTAAGAGAAGATTTAGATGATTCCACAGTTTTATTTAAGCTGTTTACTTCCGTGGTAAGGCTTGATATCCACCCGTCTGTCTGTTCTATTTTTACGATCTTATTCAAAACCCTTGCTACTTCACCGGGGGTTTGAGTAATGAGATAAGGACTATCTAGCTGCGAGTGTATGTTGGTTTCAGATATGTTAAGAGCTTGAGCTATTATATCAGGAACATCTTTATTCACTTTTGCAAATTCGTCAATAGGTTTACCATCTTTCGACAGGGAATATGAAGTGCTGCCTTCCAGGGATTTTGCTATCTCAATACTATAATCATCAAATGCAAGAACTGATTTCGTTACCTCCTTTTTAGATGAAAATTTGCTGCGCATACGTGTACCGCTTGGTCTATTACTTATAACCCATTTCAAGTTTCTGAGAATATTGGTTTTACCGCTCCCTGGAAGGCCTAGCAACACGTTTACGCCTTGAACGAAATTCAATTCAGAATGTTTATGGGTACGAAAATTATCTGTGATTAGTGACTTAAGCATTTAAATCAAACCCCGCCTTTCTCATTATTTGGCCATTGGGACAAATACAATAATTCACTCTTCCGACATCCCAACCAACAAGGGTTTTAGTACCACGAGTATCTATTATCCCACTATTGCCGCAAAGAGTACAAGCACCATCTGCATAATATTCAAGCCAATACTGAGTTACAATATAATGTATTTCTCTTATCCTCTTTTTCACTATTTGCTCCTTATAATATCCCAATAGGATTTTCAATATCGATGGAACCTTTGATATTCTCTTCCAGAACTTTCTCTGCCCATTTCTCTGCTAATAATTTCATTCCCTCTTCCGTTATCCAACCACCTCTTAAATTACCGCCATATTCAATAAGCCCTCTATCACACGCCCTTTCCATTGCAGCCCAACATACCTTTATAGGCTGTTTCATTACTTCGTGCAATAGCTCATCGGGATAAATATCTATTCCATTCTTGTGATTATTTATTGCACTTTTACAAGCTTTATAAGCAAGGAGTACTTGATAATCACTTATATCTTTTCTTGACATTCTATCCCTATCTTATAGAATACAAAAAAGAAGATAAGCACCACAGTGTGGCGCATACCCAACCCCTTTTCTCTTGTGATACTACAGTATTAAGCACCCCTAAAATAAGACCCAAAATATGAATTACTACACTGAATGTTTCCATATCTAATCCTCCTTATAAATATTAAAGTCGGAATTCAAAGTTGCGCTCATAAAAGACAATTGTGGAATTGAACCACTCCTACTTATAGATTTCGTACCAACGCTTTCGTCTTTTATGTCTTTGAAATGCCGACTATGTTTAATTGCTTTCATACTTTTATTATAACTTACTTTTCAAAAATTTTAGTAATTATTTTCAAGTAAGATTCTGCCGCCCATATTCAGCTATAAGAACTGCATCAGCTTGCCCGTGATCCCGCTTTCTATCCAGTTTTAATTCAGGAAATAACTGTTTTGCTCTAATAATACTTTCACCCTTATCTCCACCCATGCCAAACATAAGCTTCTTCTTCCATGACTGCGAGGTTACGAGCGTATAAGGAATTTCCAAACCAATACATAAGCCCATGAGTATCCCATATCCCATCATGTAATTTCCAACTCCGACTTTCCCGTCCGAAGGCATAACATGGGCTTTCTCAATAAAGCAATGCATGACTTCCCACTCCCGAAGTAGGTCTTTTATTCTAGGCCCATCTAAGTCCCTCTTCTTTTTGTCATTTCCTTTAACAGTTTTTCCAAGTATTGATACTATGCAAGGCATATCCAAAAGGTCAAGGATTTTACCTTTATCATTTTGAATACAAATTGCACCGCTTACTCCTACATCTATTCCGGCGTGATTAGACATTTTACTCCTTTATAATTTCTAACATAGAATCAGGAACAATAAATTCAAACTTTGCTTTTGCTGTAACCAGTCCTTCTCTTGGTCCTCCAAAAGCTGTTATATCCAATTCATCTAAATAAATATTGAAATTAGGAATAAACCCCGCATACTTCAACTCCAATAAGGCTGTTTTAACTCTTCTATTTGCTTCCTCGTTAAGAACTACTTTCATTCCATTTCTCCTGTTTGTATCCACGATAAACAACACTCATTCAGGTGTTGTCCCGGTGGAACCACTTCATCCCTTATTCTCATAGTAGGTAAAAATTGGGTTTTACATTTCTTACATTGAAGAAAACCCAATCCTATTTCATAAAGGCTTTCTCCACACAGAACACAAAAATAATGATGCTTTATATCTTCCATTATTCTTCCCACTCATAAGTAACAACTACTTTAACCCCTTTTGGTATTTTATCAAATAGCTTTACCTTTTCATTTCGTCTTTCTTCAGTACCAGAAGTAAACATAAATACTTCTTTCTTTTTCTCTTTTACCTTCTCCTATGTGTCATCAAGTATATAAGAAGTGGGTACACCACCAAACCAACTCCAAAACCGATCTTCGTCTGATATATAAGTTCTAGGAACGTGTTTATCTATACGTATTCCCCTACTATTTACTATTTTCGTTTCATCTTCAAATTTATTCCACGCTTCAATGAGATTCATATTTCCTCCTGTGATATTCTATTCTCTATTGCTGCTTCAAATGCATCTTGCATATCAAAGCTAAAACTTTCAAAATAATCGGTTGTAAATGTATTTGTCAAATGAATGGGTGCATCCTTATCAGGAATACGAATAGCGAATGATACATTTACCATGTATTCCTCTATCAAAATATCACTATCCCAAGCATACCCATTATCAGTAAGATATTTCATAAAAGGACTATACAATTCTTTCAAAACTACTTCATAATCCACTTTAATCTCCTTAATATTTACTTTTAAATTTTGGACAAATCTCTTCCTCTATTTGATTCCAACACTCTCCTACTATCACTTTGAGTTTATCTTCAAGAGAATTTTCCTCTATGTGCTTTCTAAGAGATTCCCATGTAAACTCACGAGGAAAATCATCACCTGTATCTATAATGTTCGGATGCTTCTCAATCCCCTTTTTCCAAAACTTTTCCTCAATCATCCAATCCAGCATCGAACCAATATCATCTACTCCGTAATTACCGTAAAGATCAAACTCCGCATTACGAAGTTTTCCATTGAAATGATTCTTCTTAATCTGTGCCTCTACTCGTACACCAATTTTCCTCTCTCGTTTCTTTATGTATTCTACCACTCTAAGCCATATTTCATGGGTACTATTGAATTTAAGCCAATGCCCTCCTGCTCGTGTCTTCCCACCAAAGCCCTTTCCTATTTGGTCAATAGTCTGGGAAATGGCGATCATAAGACTATTGCTTTCTTTGATAAAGGGCTTTATTTCTCTTATCAATCCCTTAGCATTTTTTGCCTTCTCTGTTTGGTAACTTCCCTGTGTCTCTACTACTGAACCCTTATTCAATAGTTTTACCATTTCATCAAATCTTCCGCGCTCTTCATCACTTCCCACACTATCAAAGCTATCAAGCCCATAAATAAAAGGCTTTTTCATTCCAACCAATTTCCAACAATTTGCCATCCATTCCTGAACTGTTACTGAACATATACTATTGTCAAGCCTTTCTTCAAGCCTGAATTGAGTAAGATCAAATAAGTTCTTGCTTTCTGGTTCATCATGATATAAGTCATAATCCTTGAAATAGGGGTTTCTATTAGCTTCCGCAAATGCCTGTAAGAGCATAAGGGTTTTTCCTGTATCAGAATCCCCAACAAGTGAATTAAATGAACCCGTTACCCATCCACCATAAGGGTTATCTGTCATTGCCAGATTTAGTAGGGTACTACCCGTGGAAAGACACTTTATCGGCTTAACAGGTTCTGGTCCCTTCCTTATCTCTTTCTTTATTTCATCTACTAGATTCTTTCGTAAACCCAATTATTCCTCCTTATTTCCAAAATATACTTCCAACCATTTTGGGATTATGTCTTGCAATTTCCCTATCGTCTTCGTAAACAACGATCCAATCAAGATCATAAGAACCGTGATATTCATTTGTAAAAATAAACTTCTGGCCTTCTTGTGGTCTTACTCTTCCATCTTGATCTTGAAACCAACAAAAGCTTTTAATTTCTCTTCCTGTATCACTTATTTTACCCATTATATTTCCTCTTCAGATTCTAGTATTCTTTCCTATACCCTTCGCAAGTAATAGTTGTTCTTCTATCTACAACAGGTTTACCATTACTATCTGTTTTTCCTACAAAAGTATCAAAATAGATTTCTTTATCAGGAGCTACTTTAAAATACATTCTCGCTTCTTTTCTTAACTGCTTTGCTACTGTTCCTCTCATATAGATTCTCCTTAATTTCAATACAAGTGTTAGGGTTTGAAGAGCCTTTCATAATCCCGATATAACCGGCATGGGACTACTCTTTGGAACGCAAACGTCAATAAGAGTATTGTCATAGCCTTATTAGACACTCCTATACTGGACTTTACCATGTTCTCACCAGTCTCGTTATCGCTCTTAAGCCAAAGTGCTTATATTTACCCACCCCAACAACTATAATTATTTATTACTCAGCCCCTATTCCTGTAACGTTCTCTTTGATAACTATTGTAACACTCCCGATGTCTAACACTTTCATTATTCTTACCATAAATATCTAAATTTTCAATACTAGCATACTCACAACAATAATCACACTTTAACCAATTAGCGTGACCACATGCCTTTAATGCTCTTGTGCGTTGATGAAGCAACGCATGATATTTATGATCTTGGCATATGACTAAATTAGTGTTGACATTATTTCCTTTATTACTATCTACATGATGTACCTCTACACCTTTTGATAATTTATGGCCTAATACTTTTTCTGCAATAAGTACATGCTCTCTACAAACAGCATCTCCTTTTCCATACGCAAAATATCCACTACTATCGTAACCTCCCGTTCCTTGTTTTCTCATAACTAATTTCAATGGATCACCATTTCTTTTCAATCTTTGATAATGCATTGAACATAAACCAAAACCAACTACAAAACTATTGCATTCTTCTATAGAACAAATATGCTTCTTTCTCATTAGCTTCTATTCCTTCCAAATCTCCCTGATCTTGGGGCTTCTTCTTTAGGTTTCTCTAGTTCCTTTTCCTTCCAATTCCTATCGTGATCGTCACAACAAAGATCAAAGATAGGACAATCACTACACTCATTATGTTTACCATTATCTTTCCCGAAGGTCCCTTTAGGGCATCCGCTTTCCTCTCTCTGTCCTTTATCAGAGCTAGCGGCACCCCTACCGGACCTTACGGGTTCATCCTTAACAGGTTCCTCTTTTGTTTCTGTCCTTGCACCTCTCTGTCTACTTATTTCCTTTGCCTCTTCTTTCTCTACCCTTGCTGCACGAGCTTTCTCCCCATAATGCATTTCATAAAGGGTTTGATAATTTTCATTCCAGTCGATTTCGCCTCCACCTTTGTCGCCATGAATAAGAACTATTTCATCGAGACAAAAAGCTTGTTCCAAAATATCATCAGGTATTTCATATAGCACTTCATTTCCTTCAGCATCTTCATGATCAACCCTTCTAACAAGCTTAAGACCCTTTATCTTTGTCGTATTCTGTCCAGTTTTCTCATAATCAAATTGAACTGATCGACCTTTCTTTGACCAACTTGAAAATGGAATGGGTTCTTTCCCATCTTTTGTTTTAGAAAGACTGAGCAACTCCTTTTCCATAATCCAGTTTGAGACATCATATACTTGAATACCCTTCTCTATATCCGCATTAGTCGAACCAACCCAAACATTATAAAGATTTCTGTACTTAGGAAAAAGTTTAGTCCTTATTTTCTGATAAGGACTATTTTCATCCTTACTATACTCTACCCCATCAATCTGTCTTTCATAGTCCTCACATATAGGACAAGCATGTTTTTTCTCAAACGTCTTGTTTGGACAAATTACAATTTCTTCTCCAGGACCAACTTTAACATGTCTCCATATAGGCAATGTATACGATCTTACATGCTTCCCTTCTTCATTTAATATCCTCCTCCCCCAAAGTGGTGCATATTCTCCATTAAGATAGGAAATAATATCAAATATATTCAATACTGATTCTCCTACCTTTTGACCACATTTAGGAAACCATTTACTCAACTCAATTTCTGGTCGTAAATAATCAGGAAAATCCCCTCCTTTACTCGACTTTTCTGATTGTTCCTGTGCTGCAATAATGTCTTCCCGTTCTCCCTCTGCTTTCAAATCCGCTAATTTGCTCATATTTACCTTTCCTCCGTATATTTACTTTTATTTTACTATGCTTTTCATAAAAATTAACGATTATTTTTCCTCTTTTAGTTTTTTCTTTCTGATTCTCCAATATTCTTTATGAGATATACTCATTGCCTTTTTTGTTTCTTCAGAATGAGGGCCTTTAGGAACTCCTGTATGAGCGTCACTAATAGCTTTTTTATGTTCTTCAGACAAGGGTTTTCTCATATTCTTTTTATGTTCTTCAGATTTAGGAACGCCTTTAAGGGAAATGCTTATATTTTTCTTATGCTTATCAGATAATGGTCCTTTTGGGATGCCTTTCTGAGCGTTGCGAATTGCATTTTTAGTTTCTTCAGAACATGAACCGTTAGACACACCTATATGAGCAATACTCAGATTCTTTTTATGCCCCTCCGTAAATGGAATACCTTTCTTGGCAACACTTATGGCATTTTTAGTTTCTTCAGAAGGATACCAAGTATGACCTCCTGAACCTTCACCACCACCAGTAAGATTGCATAAACAACCTGTGTTTATATCTTTTCTACCATAAAATGTAATTAGCTCTTTCTCAAGTTCAAAAGCATCTTGTTCTAAGAGATTATCTTGATAAATAATGATAAAAGGCTTTTTGCCTGATTTTACAATGCTTTTTATTTTACTTATGAATTTATTTGTCCTTTCATTTTTAAATGATCCCATACCCGTTTACCTTTCCCCTTTCCAACATAAAAAGGGTCAAGGTTTTCGGGGTCTAGGTATAAGTATACATAGAAGATAGCACCAAACTTTCCTTTATTCATATTTTTAATATAGTATCCCTTCCAACATAATTATACATCTTACTTTTCCTCCTTTCTTATATGAAACACCTCTTTCCAACTCCTAAATACCGCCTTCGATAAAAGCCTAATTATAAGGTATCCTAAAAACAAGAAAAAGATACATGTCACTGAGTACTGTAAAAATTCCATTTAATCCTTTCTCCCAAATCTACCGCGCCGTGTAGTTTCACCTTCTGGTTTATCTTCCCTATTAAGGTATTCTTCCTGTTCTTTCCGCGCCTGGGTGCTAGTGTCTGTTCTTCTCTCCTGTGATACATTAGGCTCTGAATAAAGCCCTTTCCCCTCTCTCCAAGACAATTGCTCAAGGCTAAACTTTTTATGATCCAATGCTCTATCAAGCCCACGTAAAACCGTTACTTCATATTCGGCATTGATAAAGGCTTCAAATGCAAGTCGGTATTCTGGTTGCTGGACTATTGCTGCTTCTACCTCTGCTACTGTAGCTTTACCACAACCATACTTAGCAGGATCGGACCTTATCTTATCTCCTAATTCTGCACGTACAAGGTCTTTATAATTTTCCTTTCGACGTGCTAAATCCCGTTCAGCTTCTGCTATTACTTCAGTAAGACTCTGTACAAGATTGGCTTGTCTTAACAACTCATAATTGAAATTGCTTTCATCGATACGAACAAAATCAGCAGGGTTTATATCTTTTCTCTCCATTTTTCCTCCTTTTTAATTATGAATGTCTACCATAACAGCAAACCAACCTACTGTGTCATCAGGAATAGAATAATTATA